AGTCTACAGGGGTAACTCTAAACAAGTCTGCTGGTCAAATCACTATGAACGGCGCGGCTTTGGCTAGCGCCACAAACGTTTCGTTTACGTTGACCAACAGCGCCATTGGCGTAAAAGACGTTGTAGTTTTGAGCGTTTCTTCTGGCGCTACTGCTGGTGCCTACAACTGCTGGATTTCTGGCAAGGCCGTTGGAAGCTGCACGATTACCCTGCGCAATATTTCGGGCGGCTCGCTGTCCGAGGCCGTGGTAATCAACTTTGCTGTAATCCACGTACTGTAAAACCAAACGGGGGCTTTGGCCCCCTACTCTTATGGCCGCTATTTATCTTACGCATCCGGTTCATGGCGCTAAAGTCGCCACTATGGATTTGGAAGTAGATTTTGATGAAAAAAACGGGTGGTCACGCTACAATCCTGACGATCAGGATGATGAGGTTACGCCTCAAGCAATAGTAGCGCCCAAGCGCGGTCGACCCCGCAAAGTGCCCGACGAAGGAGATTGATATGGCTACATTCACCGCAGGCGATCAGATCAATAGGGCATTGCGTCTGCTGGGTGTACTAGCCGAGGGTGAAACGCCTTCTGCGGCAACCTCTCAATCGGGTCTTGCTGCAATGCAGCAAATGATTGATTCATGGAACACCGAAAGACTGTCGGTGTTTGCAACCATTGACCAAATTGTCAATTGGCCTGTTGGTTCCATCAATGAAACGCTAGGCCCAACGGGTTCGCTGGTGCGGCTGAACGGAACAGCCGTGCGCCCTATTTTGATTGATGACGCTACTTATTTTAGAGACCCCGGCACGGGCGTGTCTTATGGAATAAAGCAAATCAACCAACAGCAGTACAACGGCATTGCGGTTAAGACCGTAACGTCTACGTTTCCACAGGTGATGTTTGTCAATAACACCTACCCGGATTTTGACATCTTCATTTACCCACGGCCCACAAGGCTGCTGGAGTGGCATTTTATCAGCGTGCAAGAACTGACCGAGCCTCCGCTGCTGAACACCGATCTATTGTTTCCACCTGGGTATTTGCGGGCGTTTGCGTACAACCTAGCAATGGAGATCGCCCCCGAGTTTGGCGTAGAACCAAGCCCGCAGGTTCAGCGTATTGCCATGACCAGCAAGCGCAATCTTAAGCGCATCAACAACCCCGACGATGTAATGTCTATGCCGTATTCGCTGATTGCGACTAGGCAAAGGTATAACATCTATGCCGGGAACATGTAATGAAAACGCCAATTTTGGGGGCGACCAATGTGGCACGCAGCGTCAACGCTGCCGATGCCCGCATGGTCAATCTTTTTACAGAAATTTTGCAAGAGGGCAAAGAACCTGCTTTTTTGCAACGCTGCCCAGGCTTGGAGTTTTTGGCAACTGTTGGCACTGGCCCTATTAGGGGCGTGTGGTCGTTTTCAAACATTGCTACGGTAGCGTTTGTTGTTTCGGGTACGCAACTGTACAAAATTAGCGCTAACTACACGGCTACTTTGTTGGGCACTGTTGCGGGTACGGGGCCGGTTAGCATGGCTGACAACGGGACGCAACTGTTTGTTGCAGCCAACGGCCCCAGCTACATCTACAACAACACAACCAACGTGTTTTCGCAAATTACTGACGGCGACTTTCCGGGCGCTGTGTCGGTAGGCTATCTTGATGGCTATTTTGTTTTTAACGAGCCTAACAGCCAAAAGATTTGGATCACCAGCCTGCTTGATGGCTTGACTGTTGACCCGCTTGATTTTGCAAGCGCAGAAGGTTCGCCTGATGGCGTAGTGGGCATTATTGTTGACCATCGAGAAGTGTGGGTGTTTGGCACCAATTCCGTTGAGGTTTGGTACAACGCTGGGACGCAAGATTTTCCGTTGCAGCGCATTCAGGGCGCGTTTAACGAGATTGGCTGCGTTTCGGCATACACCTTAGCCAAGATGGACAACGGCATCTTTTGGCTGGGCGCAGACGCTCGGGGCAGGGGCATTGTTTACCGCGCCAACGGTTACACCGGCCAGCGTATTAGCACACACGCCGTTGAGTGGCACATTCAGCAATACGGCAACATTAGTGACGCTTTGGCATACACCTACCAGCAAGACGGCCACAGTTTTTATGTGCTGATTTTCCCAAGCGCCAACACCACTTGGGTGTATGACGCATCTACGCAGGCTTGGCATGAGCGGGCTGGGTGGAGCAACGGGCAGTTTACGCGGCACCGCAGCAATTGCCAAATGGTGTTTAACAACAAGGTGATTGTTGGCGATTACGAAAACGGAAATTTGTACGCGTTAAACCCTGACGTTTACGCTGACAACGGGCAGATTCAACGCTGGCTAAGAACGTGGCGGGCTTTGCCTACCGGGCAAAACACACTCAAGCGCACCACGCACCACAGTCTGCAAATTGACATGGAAACAGGCGCTGGCCTAAATGTAGGCCAAGGGTCTGATCCGCAAGTTATGCTGCGCTGGTCTGATGACGGCGGGCACACTTGGTCTAACGAACATTGGTCAGCCGCTGGAAAGATTGGCGAATACTACCGCCGCGTGTTCTTTCGGCGCTTGGGCATGACTATGAAGCTGCGCGACAGGGTGTATGAGTTGTCTATGACCGACCCTGTTAAAACCGCCATCATGGGCGCTGAGTTGATTGTTAGCCCTACCAACGCTTGACATGGCAAACTTACAGCTAACCAATATTACACCCCCACGGGTTGCGCTGATTGACCCTCGAACGGGGTTGATCTCGCGTGAGTGGTATCGGTTTTTTTTGAACATGTTTCAGTTAGTTGGTGAAGGAAAAAACACCGCTTCACTTCAAGATGTTCAACTTGGCCCAATTGCTGCAACGGAAGAAAATTTAACCGAGGTTGTTAAAACAGTTGATGGTTTGTCAGTAGCGCCCGCACAGTTAAGCACAGAGGCGCAAATTGCAGAGATTTACAAGCAGTTGCAAGCCATTGAGCTTGCTGGGTGTTGCGCTCAGTTGCAGGCAATAACCGCAGAGATTCAAAAGCAAATTCAAGCACTTGAAGTGCAGCCGGTGTTTGATCCTGCGCTTATTAGCCAAGCCATAGCTAGCTTGTTTTCTGCGCCTGCTACAAAAACCGCAAACTTTGCCGTTGCCGACAACGAGACTTGGTTGATTAACAACAAGTCAGGGTCTAGCTGCACCGTAACCCTGCCGTCTACTGGGATTAACATTGGGCGCGTATTGCACTTTCAAAACTACCAAAACCAAACTTTGGTATCCGCATCAAGCAACGTAGTGCCCTTGGCTGGCGGTACGGCTACAACCGCAATTTTGGAGGCGGTTGCTGGTGCAAATGCCACCTTGGTTTCTAACGGAACTAGTTGGATAATGACGCAATACGACTCAAACAACTCTTTGGAATTGGAGTAACCCGTGACTGTTATTGTCAAAAACATCGTTCCCGCCAAGACGGTTGAAAACACCCAAACAACGCAATACACTGCGGCAACGGGTGTTACAACTATCATTGATAGTTTTACCGCCACCAACTACAGCGCCACTGCGGCGACGATTAGCGTTAACTTGGTGACAACTGCGGGTTCTGCTGGTAACAACAACTTGATTACCAAAACCAAAACGCTGCAACCGTCAGAAACGTATGGCTTCCCTGAGATTGTTCGGCAAGTGCTTAACCCTGGCGACTTTATTTCTACCATTGCGGGCACTGCCAGCGCAATCAACATGCGCGTCAGCGGGCGCGAAGTGACGTACTAAGGAGTTTGATATGGCCGCATGGATGATCCCCGCAGCAATGATCGGTTCTTCCCTTTTGGGAGGATTAACGTCTAACAGGGCTGCAAAAGAACAAGCGGGTGCTGCTGACCGCTCTACTGAACTGCAACGCGAAATGTTTGAGCGGCAGGTAGAACTGCAGGCACCGTTTCGAGAGGCTGGTGTTCGTGCGCTTGGCAAGCTAGAAGCTGCTTCAGAATACACCCCGTTTGGGATGCAGCAATTTCAGGCTGATCCTGGCTACGGTTTTCGCATGTCTGAGGGCATGAAGGCTTTAGAGCGCGGTGCTGCTGCCCGTGGTGGTTTGTTGTCGGGCAACACCCTGCGAGCAACACAGCGTTTTGGGCAAGACCTTGCATCGCAAGAGTACACCAACGCCTTTAATCGCTACCAAACCGAGCGCAATGCACGGCTAAACCCGTTGCAATCATTGGCAGGTGTTGGGCAAACTGCAACCAACCAACTAGGCCAAGCAGGGCAGTCTTACGCTAGTGGTGCTGGTGAGGCTATGGGCGCTGCTGCTCAAGCCCGTGCATCGGGCTATATGGGCGCTGCAAACGCTATTGGTGGTGGGTTGAACCAATACCTTAACTACAGCAACAGCCAAGCCCAAAACGCGCTATTGCAACAGGCGCTAAACAGAAACCGTTACGACCCTTCTAACTTTGCCAACATGGCGTACTAATCATGGCACTGGTTAACCCAAACATCGCTATGTCTTACCGGCCTACGGTTGAGTACCAGCCGCGTAATGCCTTGGCTGACTACGCCCAGGTGCAACAGATCATGGGCGGTCAGCGTCAAATGGAAGTTGCTGACATGCAGCTTGAACAGATGCGCCGAAAAGATCAAGCCATCAGTCAAATTCAAGCCGCAGCGGCAAAGAATGGTGGTCCAACTGATCGTAGAGAAATTGCAAGGGCTTACCTTAAATCAGGTGTACCAGAATTCATTCAATTCGGTTTGACTCTAGAAAAAGATTTGGACGAACTGGATGCGTTTCAAAGAATTATGGGTGGCGGCGCAGCTCCCGCAACTGGCGGCGGCGCGCAGCCTGCGGCCCGTGGAAAAGCCCCGACTTTTCCCATAGCAGGCAAAGATGTGCCAATGGGAACTATTGGCTCAGGTACTTTTGACAGCGCCCAAATTAACAACATTGGCACGGGCGCTCAACAGCCTCCGCGTTTGACTAATGTTTTTAACGAGCTACCGCAAGGAGCAGCAACAGGTTTGAATGAAAATCAAATGGCTGCATTTGTGCAGGCAAATCCTTATGAACAAGCTGCTTTAGACCGTGCTTTGCCAAGCATGAAAATTCCTGGCGTGTCTGCGGGGCAAGTGCCGGCGTTTTCGCAACTTAGCCGCGATCTTTTGTCGCCTGAAACTCGCGCAGCTCAAGATCTGGGCTATGACAAAGCCTTGCCCGCAAGTGCTTTTGCTTCTGCTGCTCAGGCTAACGCTCTTGCGCCCACTGCGCCGCCTGCAAACGTCAATCAGTTAGCATCTGCTACGGGTGCAGCGCCAGCCGCAGCAACGTCAGATGCTATTGCGGCGCTTCAGGACAGACGGAATAAACTTCTCGCATTGGGCACGCCTCGCGCTTTGCAGGCTGCCCAATCGATTGATAAAGACATTGCTTTGATGTCTAAAACCACAACCGCTTCACCCGGATCAGTTGTGTACGATGCCAGAGGCAATGTAATTGCTACAGTGCCGGCAGCGCCGACCGCGCCGAGAGTTGAAATAATTGGCGTTGCCAAAGGAACTGACACGCCGGTTTATGTTGATAAAAACACAGATACGCAATTTACTATTGGTATAGATGCATCTGGCAAACAAACGCGAGTCCCGTACACAGGCGGGGTAAACAGATCAACCAGCACCGTCACAGCGCCTGTTGATGTCAAAGTAAACGCGTTTGTACCGGCTAGCGAAACCGCGCAAGCCGAGTACATGAAAGGCGCAAGAACTACCTTTGAGGCGTTAAGAAACGCGCAGCCTACGCTTGACAACATTGAAAAAGCTAAGGCTCTTGTGCCGGGCGCGAAAGGATTTATGGGCACCGGAGGCGAACCGCTTCTGGCTGCCGCAAGTTTTCTCAACAACCGGCTTGGAACCTCCATCAACACCACCGGCGTCACAGACGCTCAAGAACTGCGGTCTAGGCTGTTTTTCGGTATTCTGGACAATCTTAAAAAGTTGGACTCTCAGCCGTCGCAACAGCAACAAATGGCGTTGCAACAAGCCTTGGGCAGCATCGGAACAGACCCAACGGCTTTGCCTAGGGTGCTTGATGCTTTTGGCGACAGTATTCGTACAAAAGTTGACCTGTACAACGCTGACGTTACTAGCGCAGAGGATCGCGGCGTTAAGTTCCCGTATAAACCACAAATTCAATTGAAGCCGCGCGCGCCTTTGCCCGGTGAATCTGCCGCACAAACCCCAGGTGCTGCGCCAGCTATCCCACAAGCGGCAATCGACGCTCTTAAAGCTGGCCGGGGGACTGACGCGCAATTCGACGCGATTTTTGGGGCGGGCGCAGCTAAACGTGCAAGGGGGCAGTGATGGCGACAAATCCGTTTGCTCAATTTGCCGCGCAGCCAAACCCGTTTGCGGAATTTACCGCCGCACCGCCGTCCGGTATTCCAGGCCCGCGCCAGCCGCCGTCTACGCTAGACGTTGCCGCTAGCGCCCCTTACAAAGCGATTGCCGGTGTTGCGGATTTGTTTATCAATACTCCGCAAAACATTGCCAACATTGCCAAGATGGCGTATGGCACGGCAGTGACCGCAGCCGGTCGCCCAGAACTAGCGCCTGAAGTGAGCGCTCCGCGTCAGCCGGTTACAGAACTCTTGCAGCGTTATGGGATTACGGCTACGTCAGGCCCATTTATAAAGCCTACAGAAGGCATGACGACCGGCCAGCGCATTCTTGATATCGGTCTGCAAGCCGCTACAGGTGGCGCAATCTCGCCCGCAGCGTCTTTGCGTGAAGTAGGCTCAAGTGCGCTTAAAGGTTTGGCTGCTGGCACTGCTGGTCAAACCACTACTGAGCTTACAGGTAGCCCCGTTGCTGGTATGGCTGTTGCTATGGCAACGCCAACCGCAATAACAAGCGCCGCGCAATCAAAACAGGCAAGATTGCAAGCCGAAAAGGCTCGTAATGCCGTGCGGGATTTGACCATTCGCGCAGGTCAAGCAGAAAACTTGGTGGTTACTCCGGGTAGTGTTACACCAAGCGTACAAAATGTGCTTATTGAACGTTTAGCCGGTAAAACAAGGACGCAACAAGAATTTTCAACAAGAAATCAGGTTGAGTATGACCGACTTGCTAGGCGAGCTGTTGGGATCGGTGACGCTGATCCTCTTAGCCGCGAAAACATGCGCCAGATTCGTAGCCAAGAGTATCAAAAGGGCTATGAGCCTCTAAACCGAGTTGGCGCTGTGCAAACAGATCAGCAATTTAATGCTGCGCTTAACAATGTGTTGTCTGCTTACACTGGGCCGGGTAGGTCATTCCCTGGCGCTATTCCGCAGCCTGTACAAGATTTGGTTGCAAACTATCGCGTAGGGCAGTTCAATTCTGCCGATGCAATTGCTGCGACTCGCACACTACGCGAACAAGCAAATAACAACATCCGCGCTGGTGGGGATAACGCTTCAGTTGGTTTGGCGCAACGTGCAATTAGCAACGCGCTAGAAGATCAAATTGAGCGTAGCTTGCAAACTTCGGGCAACCCTAACGCTCAGGCCATGCTTGACCAGTTTCGCGCATCACGACAACGTATGGCAATTAGCCATGCGGTTGAAGACGCAATTGTTGAAGGCGGCGGCTCAATCAACGCCCGACAATTGGCAAACGATTTGCAAACACGAGGGCGCTATCTAAGTGGCGATCTTGATCTAATTGCAAGGTTTGCCAATATTGCACGACCTGTGACCATTCCACCCAATACTTCTGGCACGCCCGGTGCGGGCACTATGGTTGTTGGCGGCGGGCTTGGCGCTGGTGTTGGTTCTTTAATTGGCGGCACACAAGGTGCAACTTTAGGTGGCATGGTCGGCACTTTGGCTCCTAACGCAATTTCATATGCCGCTCGAAATTATTTGGCTTCTGGCATGGGGCAGCGCCGAGCATTGCCAACATATGACCGGCCAATCAACAGTTTGATGGCAACACAACCGCTTAACAACGCATTGTTGTCTACGTTGATTGCTACTCCGCTTGCCCCATGAACGTTTATCTAGCACTACGGCATACTGACAGCCCTGGCCTGCCGGGGTTGTTTTCTAAGTACACCCGTTGGCGGTTGCACACACGTTATCCACACGCCGGTATAGCAATAGATGACCTGATGTACCACGCCACTGCCAAAGATGGCTTACATGTTTCTTTCTATAAGCCTGAAGAATGGGACTTAATTCCCATCAAAATATCTGCTGAAGACGTTACTTCACAATTCAAAGAAACCAAGTATGATTGGTTTGGATTGTTATGGTTTATATTACCGTTCAGGGCAAGTAAGCGGAGTTGGCTGTACTGCTATGAATGGTGCTGGTTGTGTATGACCCGTCAACTCCCCACGCAACGTGTTACGCCAGAAAATTTATTGGCTTTAGCATTAGGGGTTAATGTATGGAGAAAACCGTGAGCTGGAGATGGTTTACTGAGAAGGTCTTGCCCGGCTTGTTTGTTGCCATGACTATAGCGGTTGTTGGTGGCGCTGTTGGCATATACCGCACAATCGACGATTTGTCTTATGCGGTGCAAAGCCATCAAAAAGACATTACGCTTCTTCAAGTTTCCGTGAAAGAGTTGCAAGCAAATTCAGTCACTCGATCTGAATTGCTTGAAACGATGAAGCGCGTAGAGCAGCAGCTAGAGATCATGATGCTGCGGGCCAAGATCAAATAGAAGGCCAACAATGCTAGAGACTCTACTCGGCGGCGTATTTGGCGGTCTACTGCGCCTAGCGCCAGAGGTTTTTAAACTCTTTGATCGCGCCAACGAACGCAAGCACGAGCTGGCTATGCTTAGTGCTGAAATGGAGTTTGCCAAGGTGCGCGGCGAGATTGCCATGCGCCAGACCGAGGCCCAGATGACGATGGCCGAGGTTGAAGCTATTGGCGAGGCATTTAAAGAGCAGTCTGAAACTGCAAAAGCTGCTGGCTCTATGGTGGCTGCTATCTCTGCAATGGTTCGGCCCACAGTAACCTATATGTTTTTAGGTCTGTACGCTGCGGTAAAAGTGGCGGCTTTTCTAATTGCCATTGAGCAGGGTGGCAACTGGAAAGAAGTCCTCACTACGATGTGGGGTAGCGACGACCTAGCCGTCTTCAATATGATTATTTCGTTTTGGTTCGTGGGTCGTGTCTACGAGCGCAATCGCTGAAGCGGTAGAGGTTGCAGCCGCACTGTGCCGACCGTTTGAAGGCTTGCGGCTAAAGCCCTACATCTGCCCGGCTGGCTACTCTACTATTGGTTACGGCACCGTCTACAAACCAGACGGAACCAAGGTCACTATGGACCACCCGCCAATCACAAAAGAAACCGCTGAAGCGTGGCTTGTGCATGAGTTGAGGCACAACTACCTAGCAGGCGTTTTGAAGGCTTCTCCGAGCCTTCTGGCGCGTCCCAAGGTGCTTGGTGCAATGGCAGACTTTGCCTACAACCTCGGCGTTGCTCGATACCGTTCAAGCACACTACGGAAACGCATTGATGTGCAAGATTGGACCGGAGCCAGAGAACAGCTTGCTTTGTGGGTGTTTGGGGGTGGCAAAAAGCTTCCAGGCCTCGTTAGGCGGCGATCCGCTGAAGCTGCGTTTCTGCCCATAAAAACCTAGCCTACAAAATAGCCAAGTTACTTCCCAAAGTTGATACCAGCTATCAACGCGACCAATAGG